GCAAATCAGAAGTGAACGAGTCAAACAGCTTACCGATGAAGGGTACGACTTCAATCTCCTCAAAGATATGGTTGCTGAGAACCGTAAGGATATTGAAGCGGTTCCACAGAAACGGAAAGAAGCTGCCAATATGCGGGTTCTTGAAGCAGGATTAGCCATTCTAGGCGGCGCGTCACCACATGCGTTTGTCAATATTGGCAAGGGTGCTGAAGGTGCCGTAAAAGGTTACGCTCAGGATATTAAAGAGCTTGACAAGCTTGAACGTGATTACAAGTTGCAGGAACGTCAGATTCGTACGCTTCAGAACAAAGAAGCCGCAGAGTTTACGAAGGCAGACCAAACACGTTTGGATAAAGCTATTGAGCGGCGTGACAACGCTCTGGATAAATACAACCTGCGTGTTGATAGACTTGCCGGGATTATGTACGAAGGTGAAATGGGTCTATATAAGCAGAAGGCACAAGACGCTGCGGCTATGGAACGCACCAAAGAACAAGGTAGAACGCAGCTAGCAGCGGCAAATATAGGGGCTAACAGACCCTCTCCCGAAATGCAGCTTATTGAACGTATTGGTAGTGATCCGACATTTGCTAAAGCTTACGGGCAAGCACAAAGCATGAGATATGCGCCTAGAGCAGAAGCAGATTTACGGGAAGAATACACAAAGAACATTATGCTTTTAAAGCAACAATTCCCAACATTTGAAGATTACAAAAAATACATGACGCAGAGTAGTGGCGGAACTCCAACCAATTACAAAAGTAAGTACGGATTAGAATAGGGGGCATTATGGCTGAAGGCCGTTACGACAGGGTCATCCGTAATGTAAGAAAGATGATCTCGCAGGGTGCCCCTGAGTTTGATATTGATGGGTATCTTAGATCTGAAGGGCTTACTCCCCCGCAATTTAAAAGTATCGTCGAAGGTCCAACGATTGGCGGACAACTCAAGGAAGCCGTCAAGGGTGTAGTGCCTGGAGCGATTGGGCTTGTTGAGCAAGCTGCCGTTGGTGCGTCTGCGCTATTACCTGACCAGTACGAAGCTGGTGCACAGGAAGCTATTCGTGGGGTTGCTGCCGCAGCGAAGAAACCATTTGCACCTGAAGCAGGGTACGAAGAATCGGTAGGTCGTAAGTTTGGTGAAGCGGTAGGTTCGTTTGGACCGTTCTTTGGTCTCGGTGCCCTTGGTGTTGCAGGTCGTGTTGGTGCTGGATCGTTGGCTGTCGGTGCGGGATCAGGGGAAGCTTTAACTAAGGCCCAACAAGAAGGTGCAACCCCAAGCCAGCAGTCCATCGCCACAGGACTAGGTGCGGTCGTCGGTTTATCTGAGTTGTTTGCCCCGTTCAGAATCCTATCGCGTATCCCTGAAGGGGAAGTGCTGACTGCGGCTAATCGTATTAAGCGGGTTGCTATGGCTGGCGGTGAAGAAGCTGCACAAGAAGCTGCTGCTGGATTAGCACAGAACTTAATTGCTCGTGGTATTTATAAACCTGAACAAGAACTTATCGAAGGATTAGGCGAACAGGCTGCGTATGGTGGTGCGGTTGGCGCGTTGGCGCAAGGTCTTTTGGATGTTGCACTTGGACGTAGAGCTAAAACTGCGGCTACACCTGCACAACCCACTACCCCTGCGGTAGAAGAACAAGCAACTACGGCAGCGGTTACGCAACCTGCTGCACCTACAACATTTGCCCCCGTACGCGGTGTACCAGAGACTGCTACACAGCAAGACCTCTTTACAGAAGAAAACATTCAGCGCACCGCACAATCAACACGTGAGGCTCAGGACCGTCTGTTTAAGTTAAGAGATGAATTTGATCTTTATCAGCGAGAGAACGAAAGACTTGCAGCAGCGTTTCAGCGTGAGACTGATCCTGTTAAAAAACAGCAGATCTACGACCAAGCCGTAGCACTTTCAAAACCGCTCAACGAATTAAAAACTCAGATCGAGGCTGTAAAAGGTACGCTAGGTGCAGCAGAAGGTGCACGTCCTGGCACTGGAGAACCACAATTAGATTTTGAAGCTCCGTTACCTAGTATCGGTGATCGTGTTGGGCAAGTTGCTAAAACTGAGTACCGGCCAGATACAGGGACCGTGATTGGTGAGGAAGCCGCAGCTCCACGTCTGAACGAGCAGCAACAACGCATGCTGGAAGAACAGCGTGTGCAAGGTATTCGTGACAAGATCGCAGCAGGAGAACCCGTAACCCAAGCGGACATGATGCGGGTTAAGTTTTTAGAGCGTGAACAGTATCAAGAGGAAGCAGCTAAGCCCACCCCTGCGTTAGACCTATCACAGCAAAAGGTAACTAGGTTTCCATTAACGCTTCAGCGTACGGATATTGAACAACCTAAGATGAAAGTGCAGGAGCAACCTGCTGCACCGGAAACTCGTCCTGTAACAGAGCAGGACTTTCGTACGATGGGTATCGGCGCAACTAACAAGAAGTTACGTGAAGAGATACTGGGTAAAGATCTTGCCAACTCTGAAGACCGTAGGTTCGTAAAAGAGCGTCTTGAGGCATATGCTAGTAACCCCAATCGAAGCCCTGCGATAACTCAAAAAGTTAACAGCTTTTTAGAGAATTCTATCTTCTTAGAACAGATGGAGTTACCGTTAGCTCCAAGGAGAGATGAGGATGTCAAACAACCTGAGCAACCTGTCGCCGGAGCAAGTCAGCCAAGCGTTCCTGTACCTGACCAAGGAGCTGCCGCTGCTGCCCCCGGACCTGAAGCACCTGTCGCAACTGGAGTGGGCGAACCTGCACTACGCACTGAGCCACGTGATGTGGCAGAAGGAAAACAGCCCCGTCCATTAACAGAAATACAGCAGCGAGCCGCGTTTAGTAAAGGTATCGGTGCTACTTATGAGGAGCAATTACGCCCTCGCAAAAATCAGCAGGCAGGAAAAGCTGTGCAGCAGGGCAGTTTCTCTGGCGTTCTTGATGCGCTTGAAAAGAGTAAAAATCCTGTCGTTCAGCAAGTAGCTAAACTCGCTAGAAATCTAAAGACAAAGATTGAAGTTTCTGAGGGTGCGTTTGAAAGTTATAAAGACGAGAAGTACACGTCCCGTCAGCTCTCGATTGACAGCGCAAAGATGCACCTCGGTGCGCTTGACTACATTCGGCAGGTTGCGCCACAGATAGAGAAGTTGCCAAACGGTGCAGTCCTCCCAGACGAAGTGTTGGGGTCAAATATTCAAGCCTACGAAGACGGCGAAGCTACAAGTAAGTATGGGTTGCGGACGATTGTCGATAACAACAACTCTATGTTTGCGCCTTTAGGGTTACAAAGCGGTGCAAAGTTACGTACTAAAGAGGACTTCTTAAACCTACGGGACGCGATAGAACGTGCAACAAAAAATATAGATGAGAACAAGATACGACTCACGTCAACTGCGGTAGCGTTTCCTCAGTCAGGTGTTAGCGGGTTGTACGACGTTAAGTCTGACACGATTAAGGTTAGTGACTATAAATCTAATGATGAGCGCGTTCTGGCACATGAGATTGTGCACGCCCAAGTTTCCAACATAGTTGCCAACCCAAAGCCAGCGCAGCGCCCAACCGTGCAGCGGCTTAACCAGCTATACGAGCACGTTAAACGACATTACAAAAAACAAGCGGCAAACGAAGATTCAGATTTTTATCGTCCGCCTTACGGTGTGGCTAGCATCCAAGAATTTATTGCAGAGGGTATTAGTAACCCTAAGTTCCAGTACGAGCTATCGCGTATCGAATATCAGAACACAACTGCTTGGGACAAGTTCACTGAGTACGTTGCAAAACTTCTTGGTCTAAAGAACGACAACGCGCTAACTGAACTTCTTACCATTTACGGCGAGCTAACACAGCCTGGGGTAGAGGCTGCGTCTGTTGGTACTGGGCAGCTTTTCGCGCTCACTCCTGCGGGGCAGCAAGCACAAGCAGCGGTAGCTGCTATGGCAGGTATAACAAATGCCAAGCCCAAGGGTCCGCAGATGTCTACGCTTCAGAAAGTTGGAGCGTTCTTCCAAGACCCATCGTATCGCCAAGATCAGATCGATAAGTTCCGTGTGCAGGTGGCGTACAAGGGTGCGGCTGCTGAGTCGAAGCTCGCCATGCTCAACCAGTACAACGGTAAGATCCGTGACGCGTTAGGTAACATTCGTCCTGATGTGTTTATGACTGCTGCGGAACATGCCGATACGATGGCTGTTGCCGTGATGAAGGATGGTAAGTTAAAGCTTGATCCGAAGGTGGGCTGGGTTGCAGAGAAGGGCACCGCTTCCTTCCAAGGTGTTATCGATAAGATCAAGGAGCTTGGCACTAAGCTAGGCGATCAGCAGCTTGCGTTTAAATTAGCAAACGATGCGTTCATTGCTCGTCGTGCGAACTACTTCAAACAGCACCCACAACTGGGTATCTCTGGCCTGCCCGATGATGCAAAGATCAAAGCAGGTATGCAAGCCTTCAAGGACTTCCCCGAGTTAGAGGCTGCGTTCAAAGAGTTCACCACGTTCAAGAACAACTTAATCGATGCAGGTGTCGATGCAGGGCGCTTCAGTAAAGAGCAAGCTGCCGAGTGGAAAGAAGCTGCGGACTACGTGCCGTGGAACCGTATCAAAGATTATGAGGACAAGATCGCTACAAGTCCTCAAGCGTACTTCCGTGGGCTGACCAACCTCAAGCAGATGAAAGAGATCCGAGGCGGCACCGACGAGATCAACGACATCTTTGACAACATGGTGGGCTTGTCTTTCTGGCTTGTTAACGGTGCTATCCGTAACCATGCTGCGGTGCAACTTACTGACGCATTTGTGTCCAACGGGTTAGGTGCGCGGCAGGTACGCCAAGGACAGCCTGGAGTTGATCCCAACAAGACAATCTATATCTACCGCGACGGTAAGCCTGAAGTCTATGAATATTCGTCGATAGCAGATGTTTATGCGTTCAAGGGTGTGGAAAGCATGGGGGGTCCGATCCTCAGCAGCTTCACTGCGTTCGCTAACATCTTACGGCGCACGACCACAGCTACTCCTCAGTTCGCAGCAAGTCAGTTATTCCAAGATGCGTATCGCGCCACGGTGACATCAGGCGTGAAGAATCCGTTTGAAGTTGCTGCCAAGGTCTTGACAGGTGCAGTGGGTGCGTACCGTGGAGATGCCACGACACAGCAGCTTGAGAAGTTTGGGATTGTGGGTGCGTATGACCTGATGCCCGGACGTGCCAAGGATGAGATCGAGAAAGAGTTTGGGATTCGGCAGCGGTCTGTGCTTGAGAAGGGGCTGTCGTTCATGGAGTCGTTCTCCATTGCCTCTGATGCCTCGTTACGTAAGGCAGTCTTTGAGCAGACGTTAGAAGAAACTAAGTCGCCGCAGTTCCCAGATGGTGACGTGCTGCTTGCACGGTATCGCGCTCAAGAAGTTATCAACTTCAAACGGCAAGGTGCAAACCGGACGGTGGGTCTAATGCGCCAACTCATTCCGTTTATGAACGCTTACATCCAGGGTATGGATGTGTTCTACCGCACGATGACCGGACGTGGGGTTGCAGCTACCGAACGTAGCGAAGCCTTTAAGATGTTCCTTGGTACGGGTGTGAAGCTTGCCACGCTTGCCACGATCTACACGATGTTGATAGGTGGTGATGATGAGTACGAAGGGCTGCGTGATTACGAGAAGGACAAAAACTTTATCGTGCCGGGGACAGGAGTAAAGATACCAGTTGCTCCTGAAGTTGGATTCTTCTTCAAAGTTATACCTGAGCGTTTGTATAACTACGTTGCTAGTCAAGGCACCGAGCGTCCACAGGATGCGGCGGCACTCCGCAAGGCTATTGGCACCGCTGCATTTGATGCGTTTAGTGGACCTAACTTGACACCTCAAGCTGTCAAGCCTGCGCTTGAGTTGCTGGTGAACTACTCGTTCTTCACAGGCACACCGATAGTTGGACGGGGGCTGGAGAAGTTAGAACCTGCACAGCAGTTCACAGACTCGACCTCTGAGATTGCAAAGATGATTGGCGGTCTGGCTGGCATCTCCCCGATGAAGCTTGAGTATTTTGTGCGAGGCACTACAGGTATTGCAGGTGGCACGGTGCTGGATCTGTCGAACATGTTGTTCACTGATAGGCCCGACAAGCGGCTGTATGAGATGCCTGCCTTTAAGACGTTTATGTATGACAAGATCCCAGGCGGATACAAAGAGCAGTACTACGATCTGCGGGAGAAAGTTGAGCAGGTGGTCTACACCATGAACGGGTTGAAGGCTCAAGGACGTGCGGAAGAGTTGCAGGAATACCTGAACGATGACCGTATCAATCTGCTTGCCTTGCGGCGGTCCATGAACCAGATCGATCAACAGTTGGAGAAGATGCGGGCTTTCCGCAAGCTAATCTCTAACGACCCAACCATGACGGGTGCCCAGAAGAAAGATCAGTTGGATGAGATTGAGCGGACGGAGAATGAGTTACTCCGTGCCTACAACATTCCAGCGTTACGCAAAGAAGTAGCAGGACTTTAAAAAAACCCCGGCAGAGGGCCGGGGACAACCTAGCACTAATTGGGAGGAGCGCCAGGAGAGTGAAGAATTCCGAGCGGACTATATCACTTTATCCGCCAACAGCGCAATCCATACATACCACGCTCGATAACTTGTTTACAGATAAGCTCATATCTGAAGCGAGCTGCATCCCATCGCACTTTTTCTTCTATTTCTTCGGTGTTCGTGCAGGGTATGAAGAAAGACATCCCGATCTCAAACGTTGACCAAGGGACTGTCATCGTCACGTTTAAGACTTTTATCAAGGATCACCTCCTCTGAGAACACGTTGAGTTTCGAGCTATCAAACTCTAGTGCGTTGACTGCGCTAGCATCACTAGCAATCGTGCCTTTAAGCATGCGCTTGCGCTTGATACCTAAAAGTGAGCCATTCTTTTTGTAGGGCTGTAACGACCCATCAAAGTCAATAAAGTCTTTAGAGACTGCGGCTCGCCAGTCTCGTACGTCGATGTATATACGTTTGGTATCTGGCTCATACCGAACCACGACCTTACCCTTGGGTTCCCGCAAAGGAGCAACTGCAATCCCTGTGCGCTTGTCTGCCTCGTTGTTGATAACAAGTATGTCGTGATAGTGCTGCTGCAAGAACCCACCCAGATAGTCATTGACGTGCGAGAACTCTTCACGGTTCTGCTCGCGGGTGCGCTTCACAAGATCTACTGCGTGTTTAAAGACAGGCTCAACGGCAATGTCGTGCAGTCCTAAGTTCTTGGCAATGATGCCACCCGTAATTGCAATCGCTATACCGGCAGACCAGAAGCGTTCTGTGTTAACGATGTTGGCTGCTCTATCTAGCTTCTCGTTGATCCGGTTTAGCAACTCAATAACAGTGGGCAAGTTCATAGCGACATACCGGATGTAAGGATCTATCGCATGTCCGTAGTTGTTTGTCAGTCTGCCAAAGTGGGCCTTGGACCAAGTCGGGTCATCGTGCGGATCAGGCAGGATGTAGTCCTCCAGTATGCGTAACAGCTCCGCTTCAGGAAACGACTTAATGGTTAACAGCGCGTCCTTGATACGCCGGTTGGATGTTGTTACGACAGGGATCGACCACGATACATTGTTCACCCGCTCGACGTTTGCCTTGGAGGACATGCGGTTCTTGCCCTTGCCTGACGTGATGTCATAGACCAGATTCGACATAATCTTGGGTTCCATGTTTGTCAACTCGTCAATCGTCGGAGTCAAACTCTGCATGACACCCAACCGTTGCAGCCTGTGGTTGTGCGTATCTTTGTAAGACAGGAGAAGTTCTTTAGGTCTGCCGTATATGGAGTTGATGCCATGAAGCAGCGTCGTTTTGCCCGAGCCACCCTTCTGACTGATGAGGTTCAGCACAAATCCATCGAGCATCCCGCCACCTACAAACTTCATCAGTGGGCCACCGAATCCCATGAAGAAAGCAAACGCTCGCTGCTCCATGTTGGGCCTACCCCATGCGTTGATGACATCTTTCCATACATGGAAGTCACCCTTCGATTGCATCATCGGTACGATAGGCAGTGTGGCACTTGTGGGCGGGCTGTAGACCTCTTCACCTGTTGCAAGGATCTCGCGTTCACCGATTACAAAGCTGCTGTTGTCATCGAGCCAACCAAATTGTTTACGTGCAATTTCTGATTTACCCATTGCTTGCAGTTCTTCAACCCACCGTGTGACATACAACATAAGCGCATCCTGTTTCTTGCCCAGTATCGCCATACCTTGGGCGGCAATTGTGTTAACAAATCGTTCTTTGGAAAGTGCAGCACTCAAAGGGATCATGAACTCTCTGGTGCCATCCTTTGGCAGATGGAGGCGAAGCCACAATGTTTCACCTTCTTCGGGATCATGGATGCGCTTTACCACATAGAAATCGTACGGGTATATAAGCTCATCGTCATCCTCGTCGTTCATCGCCTTACGGTAGATGCCACCAACACGCCCCCTGAAGAATGGGAAGGGATACTCTGGAATCTGATAAGTCTTCTCTTCTTTTGTTATAGGTTCTACAGATACGACAACACGTTCTTCTTCTGTTGCTGCTACCACTGTCCGATCAAGAAGAATAGGCGACGAAACTTTTTGCGGACAATCCTTGCATAGCGTTGGGTTTTCTTTACGATACCAATCACAGGTGTACGGTCCTTTAGTTTTAGCAGCTTTATCCTTAGTACGTTGAGCGTTGTACTCTGGGTGCTTTTTGGACAGTAGCTGGATAGCCTTCTCACCATCAACGCACCGTAACGCTACGGACAATGCACCACGCCATAAAGGTTCTGCTAGGGTTTCTTGGTTCTCGTAGGCGTAGGCGATCTGAGCGCACCCCTCACCATTAAGAGATTTCAATAAGATTGTTTTAAACGTTGACTGATAGTTACCCATCAGTGCCATCGTCGTCGCATCCATTTGCCGAACGAATGGCTTTTCCCCAGGAATGTCAAAGACGGAATCAACCGTAGCTAGTTGATCTTCAAAGTCTTCAAAGTTAATACGTTTACCCCACATCAGCACGGTCACAGCTTGTGGGCTGTTGGGGTTCTTAAAGTTCAGTGTTTCTGGGATTCGCAGGATACGTGCTGTGTCTGCGGTTACTGCGGGGTCTGCAAAAAGCCCATGCGTATTGCACAGTGCCTTGAGTCCTTCTGCTTTAGGTTTCCACGTCGCTGCACTTAACGGTCTGTCTGCCACCCAGTACACGTGCAGCCCACGCCCTGAGTTAATGACTGCTGTAGGCTTAGGGAGTTTTGCTTGCTTTACAAACGCTTTGAGCGCGTTCAGTCCTTCGGTTTGATCTTCGTATTTTTTACCTGCGCCACAATCGATGTCTAGATACAGTGATCCAAGCTCTTTAACGTTTGTACCTTTGCGCCCCTCCTTGGCATTGTTGTATGAAGCTGTTGCGAAGTATGCGTCGTAACCATCATGAACCAGCACATCTGCTTGGTCTGACAACTCCTCAATGGTATCGACGAATATTTGTTTTGGTGATCTGTCGCTGTGTAATCCCACCGCACAGTATGGCCCCGTTGGGGGGAGCACTGCCGCTAGGAAGTCATTCCTTGAAAACATGCCGTCGTTCCAATGCGCCGTCGTAAATTAAGGTAGGCAGGGATAGGACGGCGGACTACCCTTTTCGGGTGCCCCCTAGCCTCCTCAAACTTTTAAGTATCCGTATCAGTCATCCCATTCCTCAAGAACTTTACTCAAATCTTTCTTGGGTGCAGGCTCTTCCTTCTTGGTGCTGCGTTTGGTAGGCTCAGCGGTTGCTTCCACTTCGGCTGTAGCAGGGGTAACTGCTGCGGCTTGTGGGGGTGCACCAGGAATATCAAGGTCAGCGGTTTCCGGTACACCGTCTACTTGTGCAACCGTCATGGTAATCGCTTTCTGAGCGGTTTCGGACTTACCCTTCTCAATGACCGTCGTGAACTCGTTGGTCTCCAAATAACGCACAGGCTTGAACGTCAGCTTGGGCGATTGGCTGCTTGTATCGAAACGCATCTCAGTAACCACGGCAGAGATAGGAATACCCTTGGTGCCAATCAAACGAGCATAGGTTTGCAGAGGCCACTTCCCAGGTTCACCTTCACCAAAGATAGACATGCTAGGCAGCGTAAGCTGATAGACCTCACCATCAAGATCATGCCCAAGCACCACAGCAAGACGTTGTTGGAAACGGCAAGCACGTGAATCACCAGCGCCAGAGCCTTTAATATCTTGTGGGCAACCTTTGCAGGTTTTATTCTGCGGTTCCTTCACAGATGGGTCGGGTGTTTCACCATCAGGAGACCAGCAAGTAGGACGAGTCACAACACCCTTCTTGTATGTACCCATATAAAAGATACGAGATACCTTGGGCGCAGCATTTACGATGACTACGTTCATCGCACGATCTTCGTTCTTGGCAACTTCTTTGCCGTTTAGCATCATGCGGAACACACCACCTTCGATGGAGATGCGCGGCACACTGCCACCACTACCCATAAGCGCACGGGTTACCTCATCTAATCCTCCCAATTGTGCAAGGTGTGCGGGAAGGTTGCTACTCAATACAGTTAATTCACTCATTACTTTCTCCGAATAGTGACAGCGTACTTGCTGTCGATGTTAAGACCAGGGGGAAGCAGGTCAGGGTTTTCTTCAAGGAACACAGACATGTTGGTCTGGGCAATACGCTTTTCCAACAGTTCTAAAGCACTGTGCTCTTTGATGAAGTTGTGAAACGAGTGCCAGTCACTTGTCCAGTACCGCTTGGCGACCTTGCGGGTAACCGTACCGTACTCAGTTTTGAAACCATCAGCACCCATCTGTTTGCATACTTCAAGCAGTTCGCTCTCGATAAGCTCTAGACTTTCTTTTAGTTCTGCATCCTCCTTCTCGTACTGCTCTGCAATCTCTTTGCGTTTGTCGCGTATCTTGATGTACGTCTTGACAAGCTTATCAGCTTTCATATCCATTTTCACTCTCCTAGTTATTACAACTAAATATTACCAATAAACTTTATGGATGTCAACTCTCCTTCATAAGGTTATCGTAAAGGTCAACCAATCTCGTGTGAATGTCCACTTTGGATTGGAGCATGGCATACATCTTTCTCTCTACCGGCGAGCCTTGAAGGTGCACCACCGTGCATGGGTTACGTTGGCCCGCTCGATGCACTCGTGCGTTCGCCTGTAAATAAGTTTCTACAGACATCACTGGAGACCAATAGATCACAACGTTCGCTGCGTGAAGTGTGACACCGTGCGATGCTGCTTGCGGTTGAATGATAAGCACCTTGGGGTCAGGTTGCGTTTGAAATCGATTAAAGATATCAGTACGTTTGTTGACACTAACTTCACCGTTCACAATCTCGCAGGAATAGCCCGACTTGGTAAGCTCTTCATTAACAAGATGTATGGCATGTCGATACGGTACAAAAACAATCACCTTGTGACTTGCCTCATCAATCACTTCTTTGAGTGCCTCGACACGGTTAGACGCATCAAACGACACTACCTCACCACTGTCTGAATACACCGCACCACAAGATAATTGCAGAAGTTTGTTCAGGTTGGCTGCGGCATTGACTGTTGTGATTTCTTCACCCGCTGCTATCGTACTCATGTGCTTGCGTATGTGCTCGTAATACTGCAACTGCTGTTTGGTTAGAGGCACATCTCTAGTCACATAGGTCATGTCCGGTAAGTCTAAGCACTGCTCTTTGGTAAATCTGATAGCGGGCTGTAGCACTTGGTGCACGATGTCTTCGGCGCGGGGCTTAGGCACCCACTTGAAGTTCGTTATCTTTTGCATCACTTGGTCTTTGAACGAACCAAAGAAGCGTGGTACGCCAGAAGGATTGATGATCCTTGCTAATCCGTATGCGTCTGTGGGTGCCTGTGCTGCGGGTGTGCCCGTTAACATCCAGATCCATGTATCTGCTTTGATGATTGATTGAAGTGCCTTCCATCTTTTTGTACTCACTGTTTTATATGCGTTGCAGTTATGTACTAACCAATGATCCCCAATAAAATAGTTAGGTGTTCCTTCAACTTCGATGTTGTAGACAGTTTCACCGCTTGGGCATTCGATATACGAAACACTTTCCACCCAAGCGTCATTAACTTCGTTTCTTTCTTCTGGTCTTGCATTTGTCGTATCGCCGCTGTGTGACTGTTTCCATCCACCTCCAACCCTATCTTGCGATGAGGCCAAGCAAAATCGAGCTTGTAGTTCGTAGGAAAACCTTGCTGCCTCTTCCCCAACGCTACTGGGAAGTTCCATACCCACCCCGCAGGTAAAACCTCGGAAATCAACAACTCTGTTGATGTCATTCCCGTACCATTGCCCTTCCGTATTGGCGGTTTGTGTCCCTTGATTTTCGCCACCTCCGATAACTTCGCTCGATGTGCTGCGGTCTTCGGTCCTGATGGTCTCCCCCGTTGCTCTGGCGGCATGTTGTAAAACACGCTCTTGTTGGGATTCGCTAAGTGCCACCTCTTCCGAGCGCAGGATTTTGAGCAGGTCAATCCAGTTGGTAGGTTGTTTTTCATACCCCATACGAACCGAGACCGTATCTGTCGATATTCCTGCTCGCACACAGGACAACTCAACACCAGATATAAGCCGTCTGCCCGTAAGATTTTTGGCACAGACCCATCCGACATCCGTAAAGAAAGGGTGTTCTGGAGTGCAGCGTATTGTTTTTCCGTTTCCAAGTTTGACCTCGACTAATTGTTTGGTAGTGTTACGTACAAGTCTTTTTATACGCATTACTCCATCAGAAGTCAATACTTTATCCCCCGCCTCAAGCTGTTCGATAGGGCGTCTTCCAAGAGGGGTGCCTACCAAAGTACCGGCAACAAAACACTCATCAACCACGATTAGATCGAAGTCGTTTTGGTTGATCGCATCCTTGATAATTTCTAGACCATCGAAGTTACAGATCACAAAGTCAGAGTCTGTGTTCACTGCCTCGATGCGTTTCTTTCTGTCGTAGCTGTGAGCCACCGTCACTGTGCGGTGCATAGCAAATTTAAATAGATCATTCACCCATGCTGACTGCATGATGGACAGGGGACACAGCACAAGAACTCTACGGATCATGCCGATCTTCATCAGGTAGTCCGCTGCCCAGATAACACTGCCAGTCTTGCCCGTACCCTGCTCGTTAAAGCAAAAGCCTCGTCGGTGCAACGTTAAGAACTCTGCCGTTGTGCGTTGATGTGCAAACGGTTTGTGTAATCCAGGCCAATCGTACTGTGCAGTGATGGGGGACGGGACGTTTTTGATTCGCAGGTTCTTGAGGACTTGTGCTTCCTCCAGCCCCCACTTAACTAGCACCTCCCCACTGTCTAAGATCTTGCTCTTTGGTATGACCGTTGTGATCCGGTTCGGTTGCCTGACCTTCAGGAGCAGGGCTTTGTTAGCGACTATCTGCATATGTTTTTATTTCACTCTCCATGACACCAACAGGCCGAAAGTGAATTTTCACTCCGGCCCACCCAAAAACTTGTACTACGGTACTGCTTACTTCTTGCGTTCGCGCTTGCTAGTTTCTGAAACCAACTTGCCCGATGAACTACGTTTGAACGATCTATTTGTTGAAGCTGATGTTACGCTATAACCATCTTTATTGCTACCCCCTTTACTGAGGGCGCGTTTGTGTGCAATGTCCTTGCCTTCGCGGGTATCGGCTTTGCCATTACCGTTATTGTCTTTACCATCCTTATCTACTGCACGGCGAGCACGTTGCCGCTCCATACGGTTCTCATGCTCACCACGCTTCAGTTGCATCTGGTACTCGTGCTTGTACGGACGAGGACTTTTTGTATAGGGCATAGTATTTCTCCCGTTCGATTTCGTACTTCTTCGTCCCAACGCTAAAGATCTTAATGACCTTAACTCCAGGATGATCCTCAGCAACCCAATCCCTAACCATGTACATCTTGGGTGCTATGTAGCTGTACACTGCCGCGCTTTTCCCCGGCGTTTTCGACTCAAGCAGCACCATCGCTTGGTGCATGTACCGCTCAATTATGTCGTCCATTATGGGGGCAGCTTGTCACAGCGCAGTATTGTTTACAGGAAAAATTAGGACGTGCATTCCACACCCCGTTCTCGTACGCTGCTTCCAACTGTGCCGTGTCTCGCATCCATTTTACCCAGTGAAGCTGCGGTGCGCTAGTATCGTAATCCACCTTTACAAAATCGTTTGCAACAACAAACAACAGCCCCGCCTTTATGCGTTTGATCTGCGGGAAGTGAACGAACAGCGCAAGCGATAAGATCTCAAGCTGCTTGGTATCTGCATACTTGGACGACTTGCCTGTCTTGTAGTCCACCAGAAATGCCTTGTCATCTTTAATAATCACAAGATCGGCCACACCACGCCACCACACGTCGGGTGCGAAGAAGTCACATGCCTTAAGATCTTTGGTTAAGCCCATGCGGTATTCACACAGGTACTCTCCACCAATCTGCTTGAGCGCGTCTAGCGGCTCTTGCATGAATCTGAACTGCGGGGGGATCGGCACGTCATTCTTGATGTAGAACTCTGCCGCTTCATGTACGAGCTTACCGTACGTTAGGTGCTCGGTCTCAGGCTCCCTGAAATCCTTTGCCACCCGCAGGTGATAGTACTTCTTAGGGCACTGCTGAAACAGTGACAGGGAGGAATAAGACCAAGCAGCCATGCTATACCCCAGAATCTACGTGACTGAGCAGTGCAATCTGGAGCTGTCGAACATCAGCAATCAACTCATTGACGATCAGCAACGCTTCCTCAAACTTCTTATCATTTGCCGCGACGTACAACTCCTTAAGATGTTGCTGTGCACTAATGTAAAACGGGGAAAAATCAACAGTCTCCGTAACTCTCACCATATCCTGCCTCACAATTAAGGGGTAAATCAATGCACCACTGAGGGCGACTTCGCATGCACTGTTCAACATACGCTTTGGCTTCCTCAGCTTCTTTCTTCGGTGCAATACAAGCAACTGCGTCATGGACCGTTAGCACCACCTTGTAGCGTTTAGCGATCAACGTCATCTGCTCGGCAATCACACACCGTGCAATAGCTTGGCACAGATTCTCAATCACTTTACCACCATACGTCTTGGTTGCGCCTTTCCGAGTGGGGTACTCATACTGCGTCCTGCCATCGGTGAGTGTCTTGTGCAGCCCCTCATAACGTAGCCACAACTTGTTAGGCAGCATGAATCCCTGCTCCAGAGGATCGAACGTTAGTACATCTGCACGTCCAAGGGACGCAGACTGCTTTTGAATGATCGCTTCTAGGCAGCGTTGGGCACTTGACCATAGCTCGGGGATCTTGGCATAGGTGCTGCGATACACATCGATAATGCGTTTGCATTCGTCTTCTGCCACTTCGGTGCCAAGCACCTTTAACTGAGCGGCAAATTTTGCCGCCCCCATGCCGTAACCTGCACCCAAGATTGCTGTCTTGCCTACAAACCTTTCAGAATCTGTAATGTCTTGGGTTTGTTTTCCGTAAATCTGCGCAGCCATCAGCTTGTATGGGTCGTACTTAAAATCCTTCTTGTCTACTCCTGCGGCAATTTCTTCGTTGTTCTTCTCAAAAACTTCTACGAGATCGTTCTGCTCAGCAAGCCAAGCCAACACCCGCGCCTCGATCTGCGATGAGTCCGAGTCAATAATCACAAACCCTTCCGGTGCACGTATCGCTCGCTTTAACTTGTTAGCGTTCTGCCCACGGCTCGGTAGATTCTGTAAGTTCACCTTGTCATCACCACCCCAACGCCCTGTGTGAGCAGCGTAATACTTAAGGGGCACAGGCATACACCCACGCTTGGCGATATCGATAAACCGCTGAGTGCGCGTCTCTTCAAGGGTTGTCTTGTTACCAAGTCTGGCACCGACCAAGATCTGCACCCGAGGGTCAGGGTGGTTGGCTAACTCTTTAAACGCTTCATCCGTCTTGGCAAACGCCCATGCTTCCTTGCCTGTCTTGGCACTGATCTTGACAGGAGGTTCGACGCCCATCTTCTTGAGCAGTTCTGCAAACTTGTCATTGGACATCAGGTCATCACGGTTAGCCGCAGCCATCTCAAGCAGTTGTTCTTTCTTAGCCTTGACATTCTCCAGGTGCTGCTCCAAAAGCGGCAAGTCAAGCTCAAGCGTAGGTTCGGTAAACATCTTGATGGTTGTGTCGATAACTTTCAATTCCTTGGTGGGGAAGTTTTGAATCAAGATATCGAACAAGGCACGGGTTAGATTGACATCATTAATACAGTACCCGCTGTACGCCTTTAACTCATCAGGGCTGAAGTCCGCCCTACGTTTACCAAGCGCGTTGACTACCTCCGTTCCCTTCTTTCCAAGCTGGTACTTCTCAGCAAGAAATGCGAGACTCCCTCCCACATCCACACCGTGCCACGCACGAGCCATAGACAGAGTGTCGAGAATACCTTTAGGGTAAATATCAAAGCGCCAAGAAAGAATAGAGGCATCAAACACAGCATTGTGAGCAAGAAGAAAGCTATTTTGCCAGTCGAACTCATGGAGCCAATCGTACGTCTGCTGATGGTCCCCTGAAAACCAAACGGTCGGTTCGTCATTAACTTGTACTCCTACCCCAATGGCTTCAAACAATTCACTGCGAACGTACTCTTCAGTCGTTATCTTTGATAGGCTGTATTCTTTGTCGTAATAAGTTTCAAAGTCTAGTGTAATGATGTTCATAGTTTGCCAAGGTACGTGAAGAGGTCTTGTGACTTGGAGCCAGACGACAGCAGTCTGCCTCTTGCATCATCCTTAGACTTAGTCTCACGTATAAATTTCTTAGGGATCAGCTTCTTATTTAATCTGTTATACACCGTCGCAACAGACATAGACTTAATATTGGATACAACCGTGGACTTGTTTATGCCACCGTCCATCTCGTTACATGCTATGTGGTTGATGATCCGCAGATCAGTTTCATCCAGGTTGTACTTAGTTTGCACACCGTTCAGTGTGGTGACAAGGTCAGCAAGTTTGGCAATACTCATTTCACTCTCCTAATTGCGTAATAATAAACAGGACGTTTGGCTACATAGTTTGTGAATGTAAAGTTTACTACAACTATTCGTTTTTCTAAAAGAGGTGCCATGTATCTTCGCACTGTTCTTTCACTAACTTTCATAACTTTTGCGAGATCCTTGATGGTTAGTCCGTGCTGATTCTTCAGCCTACGTACAATTTCCATCTGCCTACCTATAGAATCACGTCGAGTGTAGGACTTGGGTTTGGATCTCATTTAGCATTTCACCCACTAGGTGGATGTTGTCTTCGTTCACCACGATTGCTTTGCCGTCGGCTTGAATAATTTTCGTGAGTTCTCGATCTTGGAGGGGAGTGGTCTTGCCAGCACCTGCCTTGCACTCGATAGCAAAGAACTTACCGAGAAAGCAACCGACAATATCAGGCACACCGCTACGACCATACCCACCAGTCGCAGGCATAAAGTAATAAACTCCATCACGTCTCTCCAGTTCAGCACGTACACGTTTCTTAACCTTTGCTTCAGGTGTCATTGCTTACTCCTTGCTCGGATGGCGGCGGCACATTCCTTCACGCCGTACAGATTCGCTCTTTCACGATCCTCACACACCTTTGCACACGCATTACGCTCAACAGCGGCGACAAGGGCGGCGAAGCGTTCAATGCTCTCGTAACCGTAGACAGGCCCAATTCCTGCCTCTCGCGCCATGCGGATAATGTTTTCTCTATCCATGATTCTTTTCCTTTAGCTTAGCCTCAGCCCACCAGACAGCGGACTGCCACGCTTGTTCAGTCACCCAAGATTCTTTTAAGCCTTGTGCAATCTCCTCATCCGTCAGCCCAACCCATTCACGCTTTGGAATTACTTTTTCGTGGTATGTCTGATCGTTCATTACTGTCATAGCAAGTGACTCGCATGTTTTGCACGGCGTAGGGTCTTTGTAAAGCGCAGTCCATCGCTCAGGATGACGGCCAATGTCTGCTGGTATGTGCGTGATGACATTACCTTCAATAAAGTTGTGCATCCACGCCACCGGCTCATGTTCTTGTTTCGCCGTTTCATCGACACGTTCTTGCGATGTGTCGTCGGCATCGACAAGTGCTTGGCGCAGGGCCGTTTTAACCCTTTCTAGCCGCTCGTAGTCATCTTTGTTTGACATGTACGGCACATCCTCTAGCGCCTCAAGCGCTTCTCTCGCTGCTTTTCGTAGGTCGTTCATTTTGCTTTCGTCTCCACAAGGCACTTGTTTTCATAAGCTTCAATATCAGACAACCGATACCTAATTGCTCCACCAATCTTGAAATATTTACAACCTTGTTTAAGTGAACGATCACGCTCCAGTGTTGCCCCGCTCACACCCCAACGACGCTCAAGATATTCTTGGCCCACAAATACCGGCTCTGTCTCAAGTGCTTGGCGCAGGGTGGTGATGACTCCTTCTAGTTTTTGGTCGCAATACACGTCATCCGCAATCTCGTTCAACATATCAAGCGCCATCTGCATAGCTTCTCTGCTCATGCTCTATCTCCTTCTCTATCTCTCCAACTGTCATTGCCTTTGGTACGCTGCTCGTACACTTCCATTAACAACTCAGCAGCTTCTTTGATCTTGAACTTCTCTGTTGTGCAGTAGTCAGGCAAGCCTTCAGCGTAGCCCTCAAGCCATGCGGCAAGCATGGCGAACTTATAGTCAGGACTCATTCCTCACTCCTCTTCATGAAGGGGGGTTCATCCTCGTTGTTCAGTATCCGTGCAATCTCACGGTCGATATACCAACGTGCCTTGCGTAGATCCTCAACTTCTTTACCTTTGTCTGCACTGCGCCAGATATATTTTATAGCGTTACCTTTATTGAAATTAAAGTGCTCGGTGATCTCAATAGCCTCCACCCCTGAAGGGTGGTTCGTGTAATGTTTGGGGTGATTGACGTTGTCATTCATGTGTTAGTTCCTTATTGGGTGTACGTTCGTCTTGGATGGTTCTCTCGTCGAACTTGACTCGTTTAGATTCTGTGGTTCTCTCACTTCCTATGACTCGTTCTGGAGATTTGGTTCTCTCTCCTACATTGACTCGTTCAGTACACACGGCTCTCTCAATTTTCCTGACTCGTTCGTCTTGGATGGTTCTCTTCTGGTTTTGTGACTCGTTCTTATGGGTTGGTTCTCTCTAAAGTAGTGACTCGTTCCACGACGACGGTGCTCTTAGCTCATGTGACTCGCTCTGGATTTTTGGGTTTCTCTGGGACCATGACTCGTTTACGGCGTATGGTTCTCTCCTGCTCGCTGACTCGTTCGACATCCTTGGTTCTATCGATGCTCGTGACTCGTTCTCTGTCCATGGTTCTCTTTTGCTCTTTGACTCGCTCTTCCTGAGTGGTTCTCTTGCCAATAATGACTCGTTCGCAAAGTGTGGTTCTCTTACTCCTTTTGACTCACTCATGCGAACTGGTTCTCTCGCGATCCATGGTTCGTTCTTCAAGAATGGTTCTCTCGGTTCTTACGACTCGTTCTTACTCATTGGTTCTCTCCGATCTAGTGACTCGTTCGCTTTGAATGGTTCTCTCAAACGGAGTGACTCACTCAATTTCTTTGGTTCTCTCCGTGACCTTGGTTAAACAGGTGATGGAATAACATGCACATGCCCCATATGTGCAATTGGGTAAGGCAGTGGGGGCTTCGTGCCAAAGTGTGTCTCATACCACGCACCATGCAGATGAGATAAGAAAAGCTTCACGGCATAACGTCTAGCCCGTGCGTCAATCTGTGCAGGAGGCAGCACACCATTGCTAAGATGTTTGTATGCTTCGGTGCTCTTGTTATATTTACTAAGAAGACTCGTTGCCAAGTCTTTGTTATCGCCTCGCTCATTACGTGCGATCTCATACGCTTTACGCTCTCGGTACACATGCCCATAGTAGCAGTCATCACGCCCACTGAACTTCATAAAGCTCTGCCCTGCTTTCCAACACAACGTCTTCAACCCTGCGTTCCAAGGGCGCTTCTCACCTTTCTCCCATTTGCTTGTGGGATCAAGCCCTGCATACCTCCAGATATGCCCGACCGTGGGTGCCTTGGTAATATCAATATGTGCTAACAAACCTGCACTAATAACAGGACCGATGCCGACAATCTGCCGCATCCACGCACCCATAACATGCGCTTCAGTGTATACATCGAGTGCTTTCTTTATCTGTCCCTCAAGATTTTCTGATTGTTCGGCAAGCCAACCTAAAACGGCATTGGGTTCATTAGACTCATCCAGTGCGCGTACTTGATTTGTACTACGCTTCCTATCTTCTTGACAGATGTAGTAGTAATCAACAAGAAACCTTGCCTCGTCGTCAGACAACTTGGTCGCTGCTGCCTTGAGATCTTTTGTTAATTTTTGAATCGGGTGCATGTTTGATGTTGCGTCCGCACGGGGAGCCGTGGGTAGAGTACTTGTCATGATAGTCATTCGACACCTCCATTTAGTCTGAGTTCAATACGTGCTCTATCGAGTGCTGCGATACGCTTGCGTTCGGCTAGCACCTTGGGGTCTTTCCACGGGTAGGGTTGCTTGAGTATCTTCCACTGCCTCATAAA